AATCTAGGGGTAGGACAAGAGGAGACTCTGGGTGTTCCTATCGATGGTATGCAAGACCCTACGGGTGCGTTACCTAAGAGAGATTACAACTATGATGTGTCAATCAACAAAGCGGCACGAGGAACAAAGGTAAACAATCTGTATGCTGGTGGTGGTGACTTCGGTGTTCCTCTGAACATTGCACCACAGAGACCATCACAATATCCTTTTAACCAAGTTCAGGAAACTGCATCGGGTCATGTCATCGAACTTGACGATACGCCAGGCGGGGAACGAGTTCTCCTGCGTCACCGTAAGGGTGCGGGTGTAGAGATGAGAGCAGATGGTTCGGTAGTCATCTCTGCATTGAACAATAAGGTTGAAGTTACGGGTGGTGACCAGACTGTCATCATCGAGGGTAATGGTAATCTTGTATACCACGGTAACCTGAACATGAAGGTATCAGGTGACTACAATATAGATGTTGGTGGCAACTTCAATGTCAATGTGGCTGGTAATCTGGTAGAACAGATTGAACAGAACCACCGCACGACTGTTACAGAGAACTCTCAGTATACGACCAAAGGAACAAAGACAAACAAGACCATCGGAACACATACCGATGTCATGTTAGCAGATAATAATCAGGTTGTCAAGGGCAATCAACAGAATGTGGTTGAGGGTGATATTGATATTGCATCTGAACAGAACATCTTTATATCTGGTAAAGAACAGTTTGCAGTCACATCTAAGGTATCTAACCTGACAGGTGTCAACAATGTATCCGTGTTTGGTCAGAAAGGTTCTATCGGTGGTGAACAGGTTGACTTTACTGGACGAGTATATCAAGGCCCATCTGGTGCAACTGCCGAAGGGTCTGGTGCGATTTATCACGGGACATTCAAGGGTATTGCAGATGAGGCGGTTGAGTCATATAATGCCAACGTTGCAGGATTTGCTGAAGTAGCAGACCTTGCAAATTCACAATCATATGGTGAGGCTGTAACATCTGGTTCTATGGTTGGAACTACACATAGCGCCGCGACCAAGACACAGGCAAGTATCAGTGGTCAGGCACAAATCACTATCGACAAGGTTGTTAACCACGGAACGACAGGTTCGTTTGCAATTCAGACAGTTGTGGTCGATGCTGATGACCTGTTGAAACTGAAGATACTACTAACCGATAACTATAAAGATGTATTCGCCAAGATTCCTACGACCCAAGAGATTAGGTCTGCATTTAGAAACAGTGCGAACATCAATGCAATTGGTGGTGTCCTCGTATCAGAAGACAGACTGAATCCGAAGTATAAAAGTAAGACACCACCATCAATTGGTAGAACCTCTAAGAAGACACCTTCGTCAAGGTTTGGATATGAACCAATCGGTAATGCACTTGAGAACAGAGGTAAGAGATTTACACCATGATTATTCTAGTTGACCCAACCTACAATCCAGAACTCCAGTCGGAGATTACCTCTGCGACTACCCTTGCGCCTGGCATTACGATGTCAAAGTTTCTGGGTGCATATGGTGACCGCACACCATTTAATCACGTTGCGACTATATCAGAACGCAAACAGATTGCGAGAAACCTGTATCTACAGGCAGAGGCCATGAGAACAATCAATGGTAACACAACTCACTTCAACGATGTGAGACTGATTGTGTCCGAAGGCATCTATGATTTACAGACACCTGACCTGAATGATGAGACCATGAAGAAGAAGTCAGATGGTCGTTTGGTATATTATCAAGTTATTGGTCAGGACGGAAAGATTGACTTTGAGAAAACATTTGACGTTGCAGAATACTGGAAAGATTATATCAACTTCAGTGCTTTGTATTTGGACTATGACAATTATAATCCAGACGAAAGTCTGACTGGTCAGATTGGATTGGAGTTTCCAACTGTTCCGTCTAGTTTCGATGTATCATTTAGTAAGAAAGTAGAGACTTATTTCAATAATAGTTTGATGAGTTCAGATGAACTTATCGAAATCCGTGAAAAAGTCTTATAAATAGAGACATGGCAACTAGAAGAGCATTCGCACAGGAAGATACAGACCTTAACACGGCATCGGTAACGAGTAGTCGTGTAAAGGAATATATCGATATTGACCTGACATTTCAGGCAAAACCTACAAGCGGAGAGATTTTTAAGAAGAAGGATGCGGCTGCGGTAAAGCAAGCAATCAAGACGCTCGTCATGACAAACCTTCTTGAGAAACCATTTGACCCATTCTTCGGTGGAGATATACGGGGTCAACTCTTTGAGTTAGCGGATAGAGATGGTTCTTCTATTCTGAGAGATAATATTATAGACAACATTGAAGCATACGAACCAAGAGCAGAGGTCTTGGATGTCGTGGTAGATTTATACCCAGACAATCATGTTCTCAATGTCACAGTAAAATTTAAGGTAGTAAACACAGAAGAGCAAGTTGAATTTACAACTAGACTTTCAAGGTTGAGATAAGATGGCAACAACAATAAAATCAACAGCACTAGATTTTACGGCAATCAAGAATAATCTGAAAACATTTCTTGCCGATAAACCTGAGTTTGCTGACTATAACTTCGAGGCATCGGGTCTTTCGAATATCCTAGATGTTCTCGCATACAACACACATTACAACGCACTGACCGCAAACTTTGCGTTGAACGAATCGTTTCTGGGAACTGCACAACTGCGTAGTTCTCTTGTCTCCCTTGCAGAGGGTATCGGATACATTCCAGACTCTAAGACATCTTCGAAGGCCATCGTGAATTTGTCAATGAACCTGAGTGGTGTATCTGGTCGCCCAGCCATAATACAAATTCCTACGGGGTTCAAGTTCAATGCAACGGTTGATGACACGGATTATGTTTTCCAAACACAAGTAGACCTCACTGCGACAGACGATGGCGCGGGTGTCTACGAATTCAAAACCTCGACAGGTTCAGAAGACATCGATATCTTTGAGGGAACTTCACGAGTAAAAACATTCCTCGCAAGTAAGTCAGAAGAGAATGCTGTATATGTAATTCCTGACGAACTACTTGATATTGAGACTGCTGTGGTTCGTGTATACGAGTCACCTTCGTCCGCCACTTTTAACACATACACAAACCTGACCGATGCAACAACAATCAACGCTGATTCGACACTGTATATTTTGAAGGAAACTCCAAACGGATTGTTTGAGTTGTCTTTCGGTAACGGTGCGACACTGGGAACTGCTCCTACCGAAGGTAGTAAAGTCACAGTAGATTATCTGGCGGTGAACGGTTCTGATGCAGATGCCGCAAATGTCTTTGAACCACAAAGTCAAGTGACTGTCAGTGGAACAGGATATGATGTTACCGTATCAACAGTTGCAAAAGCTGTAGGTGGTGGAGACAAAGAGACAGTTGAGTCAATTCGTCAAAATGCCCCATTCCAGTATGCGTCACAGAACAGAATGGTCACGGCTGTGGATTACTCGGCACTGGTTCTCAAGAACTTCTCAACACTCATCAAAGATATCAAGTCCTTTGGTGGAGAAGATGCCCTTGAACCAGAATATGGAACAATCTTTATGTCTGTATTATTCAATGATAATATCGGTGCTGCAACTGAAGCGTCTACCAAACAAGCAATCATTGACCTCTCAGAACAACTGTCTGTTGCATCATTTAATCTGAAGTTCTCTGACCCCATTAAAACCTTTATTGAGACAGAAGTATTTTTCCAGTTCAATCAGAACTTGACCACACTCTCACGCAACACGGTCACAGATAATATCAAAACTGTAGTGCGCGATTACTTCACTAACAATACAGGTAAGTTTGACCAGTCATTCAGACGTTCAAACCTATTGACACTGATTGATGCAAACAGTGCTTCTATTCTGTCATCTCGTATGAATGTAAAGATGCAACGCAGATTTACACCGACCCTCACTGCGGTTCAGGCGCACACTCTACGTTATGTGGGCGGTATCGCTTCACCAGATGATGAAAATTATATCATTCAATCAACTGGATTCAAGTTCAGAAACAAAAACTGTATTTTAAGAAACAGATTAGGTTCTAATAAACTTGAAGTCATCAACCTTGATGACACAGAAGTCATCATAGATAATGTTGGTGATTACGATGGTGATGTAGTAAGAATTGTTGGACTACAGGTTGATGAAATATCTGGGTCTGTTTCATTTATTAAACTGAATGCAACACCAGCCAATCAGAGTGTGTTGACACCATTCAGACAAGATATCGTTGAACATGATGAGAGTCGTTCCTTTGTTCGTATCGTAGATGTTGAGCCTGGAGTTACCAACTAATGGGACATAAACAAGACGATACTCTGACAGACCTGAACAGGAGAGAGATTGCCTTTCCTGAAAGTGCCATTGAAAAGGTTTTACCTGAGTTCTTTCGCACAGAGTATCCAAAACTTATCACACTCCTTGATGAGTATTATCACTACGAAGATGATGAGTCATCTCCTACCAAGTTGATTAACGACCTGTTCTATAGCAGGGACATCACACAGACTGACATAGAACTTCTTTCTTATATCGAGGACGAACTTCTATTGGGACAATCATACTTTGAGGGATTCTCAGATAAACGTGCTGCTGCGAAATATTCTAACACACTGTATCGTTCAAAGGGAACAAAGTATTCAATTCAACAGTTCTTCAGAACATTCTTTTCGGTTGACCCAGATATTATTTACACCAAAGAACAAGTCTTTAATGTCGGTGAAGCTAGTTCTCAGATTGGATTTGACTCTAGAAAGTTTCTGACCGATAATAAATTGTATCAGAAGTTTGCTATTCTGATTAAATCAGACATCTCGTTCAATGAATGGAGAGAACCATACAAGTTGTTCGTCCACCCTGCGGGTATGTTCATTGGTTCGGAAGTGCAGATTATTAGTGATGTAACAGACACTATCATTGCACCAAATGTTTTGGTTACACCACCTCCACCAATTGCCGTTCACTCTGAAGCATCATTTGGTGATGCCTCTACGACAGACTTGAGTTCATTGGTTGATGACTTTAATACTGACTCTGCTGGTATCCTAAGTAGACTTAATTCGGAAATTAGACTGGAAGATTTCACAACATTACAAATCGCTCAAATTCAAGCGCAGTATAATGACCTTCGTGAAGCTCAAGTTGCAACCTCACCAACTATGGACGATTCTGATACAGGCTCAGGCGTTGGGATTGGCTTGGCAACCTTTAATAGGACACAAACTAACACATTGAGAAATAATAGTTCAGACATAACTATCATATCCGACAGTGTGAACCCTGATAATAGTGGTAACTTAGTATTCAGAATACCATCTGATAGCAACGACACATTTGCAAGATTTGTCGGCAATGCCACTATCACAAATGGCACAGCCCTAACTGATGGCACTATAGAACTTGGTAACTCCATCCATAATCCACCTAAAATAATTGCAACTATCACAGAGGGTTCTACAACAGGTAGATATATAGATTCAGCTTCAGTTTATGAATTTACCTTTACTAATATTATCTCTTCTAATAGTGGTTACACTTTTGCAGATTTAGTAAATGAATATGATGCTGGTCAGTCTGGTGTGTTTGTAAATGCAGTAACGGAGTCTACCTCGATTGCTGACGGTATGGATATGTCAAACGACTTTGCTTTCGAGACATTCGACCAAGACAGACATGTCTTCTACAGTGGTGATTCCGACGAATATTTGTCAAATCTTGGTCATCTTAGTTGATAAAAGTCTTATAAATAGAAGAAACATTTAGGGTTTAGAAATGACAAAACAGACTATTAATAGAGGCACAACAGCAAATGACGGGACGGGTGATACCCTCCGCACTGCTGCCCAGAAGATTAATGAAAACTTCACGGAACTCTATACTATCGTTGGTAGTGATGACGGAACGAGTCAGGTATCTTTTGACTCAGACGGTATTCTGTTTGAGGGTGCAACTGCCGATGACTTTGAAGTAAAACTGAAACTGGACGGTGACCCATCTGCGGATGTGGTTGTGAATATTCCTGTTGCTGGCACGACTGGTGACAACTTTGTTTTGACAACAACAACACAAACACTGACCAACAAGACTCTGACAAGCCCTGTCATTACAACACCACAAATCAATGATACAAGTGCAGACCATCAGTATGTATTTGCTGTGAGTGAACTTGCCGCAGACCGAAATGTAACATTACCACTTCTAACGGATAATGATACCTTTGTGTTCGCGAACCACGCACAGACGCTTACGAATAAAACCATTGATGGTTTGACCGTAAGCAATCCAAACCTGACTGGTCTCGCAAATGGTTCTCTTTTACTCGATAGTTCTGATAACGAGTATATTACATTCACCAATGTTTCAAGTGCGGTCAACCATATTGGTATTACCACGGCTGCGACTGGTAACAATCCTTCTATCGCTGCAACGGGTGATGATACAAATATCACACTTGAGATTACAGGTAAAGGAACAGGTGGTGTAAGTTTCGAGAGTAAATTAATTCTAGAAAAAGCAACTGATGTAACAACGAATTCCGCAGTAAATCTAAACGAACCACTGACGGTCTTCAACTCTGGTTCACTCATCTCACCAACGATTGCCTCTGGAACGGCACAGGGTGAGTGGCATTCATTCATCAACGTGGGTGCGGGTGAAGCGAGACTGACACCATCGGGTGGGTCATCAAATATTTTGGGTATAGACTCTGGTAATGGTTTTATTGCCTTTGGTGAAGGTGATGGTTGCCAGTTGATTTGGAACACCTCAGTAAGTAAATGGGTAATTGTAGCCAACAATGGAACTACAACAGGATAATAGAAAATGGCAGTTATTACTAATCCACTAAAAAAACAAGTTATTCAGTCGATTCTGACTGATTTCGCAGACTCAGCAGGCGCGAGTAACTATTACATCGGCATTGGTCGTTCCGAAGACTGGAATGACTCTGACACTGAGCGAACAGAAATTAACGCTCGATGGGAAGAAAGAGGTTTCCGTAATGGTCTCCAGTCAGTGAAGAAAATTGTTGACTCAACCTTTGTTGTTCCTCGTTACAACTGGTCTTCGGGTGCTGTCTATTCTGCCTATGATGACAAACAAGTTGGTTATCCATCACAAACATATTATGTCATGAATGATGAAAACCAAGTATACATTTGTTTACAACAATCTAAAGATGCTAGTGGTAATGCTGTAGTATCGACTATCCAGCCATCAGGTGGCACAACAGGTGCAGCATTCTCAACTGCGGATGGTTACATCTGGAAGTTCTTATATTCTATTGGCGCTGGTGATGCGACAAAATATATTGCTGCTAACTTCCTGCCTATCAAACTTCAAGGGACTACTGACTCATCGTCTCCTGCTTCTGATGTTGAACAGTTGTCTGTTCAGAATGCTGCTGTTGGCGGTCAGATTACGGGTTATGTGGTTGACTCAGGTGGTCTTGGGTATACCTCAAATCCAACACTTACTATTGTGGGTGACGGAACAGAAGCAAAAGCATCTGCAACTATCTCAGGTAGTGCCGTTGTCAAGGTTGAAATCATCGACAGTTCTGGCACACTGGCATTTGGTTCGGGGTATAACAATGCAACTGTTACGGTAAGTGGTGGTGGCACACCAACCAAACCAGCATTAATTCGTCCTGTATTTGCAACTGAAGGTGGTATGGGTGCTGACCCAAGAGATGACCTTCGTGCGAGTGGTATCATGTTCACTGTAAAACCAGACGGAACAGAGAACGATGACTTTATTGTAGGTAATGACTTCCGTCAAGTTGGTCTTGTCAAAAATATTAAAGACAGTGCGGGTTCAGATTTATTCACCGCATCAACAGGTATCGCACTGAAGAAACTTGTTTTCTCTGCGGTGACAACAGGATTTACCGCTGATAACACAATTGTTGGTTCAACTTCTGGTGCGAAAGCATTGGTTGATAAAGTTGACTCATCTAATGTTTGGTATCACCAGACCGATACAACTGGATTCTCCAACTTTGATTCGGGTGAATCAGTAACAGAAGTAGACGGTTCTGGCGCAGGAACACTTAATGCGTCATTTGCACCATATGTTACACCTGAAGTAACAACGTCCACTGGTGATGTCCTATATATTGATAACCGAGCGGCAGTCACTCGTGCAAGTGACCAGACCGAAGATATTAAAATTGTAATTCAAATTTAAGGTTTGATTCATGGCTAACACATTTACAGAGAACTCATTCTCCACGACCTACAAAGACGATTTCACTGATAGTGATAACTATCATCGCGTCCTTTTCAATAGTGGTCGTGCCTTGCAGGCTCGCGAACTTACACAGATGCAGACTATCATCCAAGAGGAGATTGCAAGATTTGGTCGTAACATCTTCAAGGACGGTGCATCGGTAAATCCAGGCGGGCCAACAATCACTAACGATTATGAGTTTATCAAACTGAACACTGCCACCAATGCTCTTCCTACCGACACAACTACACTGGTTGGAACAGAGTTTACTGGACAGACATCTGGTGTCAAGGCAAGAGTTCTTCAGGTTGTTGCGGCAGAAGGTTCTGACCCTGCAACATTGTATGTTCAATACACTGATACATCTTCAGGCACATCGGGTGCAAACCCAATTCGTATATCTGCGGGTGAGGATATCAATAACGGGTCAGACACACTGACCGTTCAGTCTGCTGCTCCTGCGGTTGGTCGTGGTTCTAAGATTGCTAACGGTGCGGGGGACTTCTTTGTTCGTGGACACTTTGTATTTGTCAAACCACAGGAACTCATTCTTTCCAAGTATAGTAGAAACCCAACCAAAGTCGTTGGTTTCAAAATCACCGAAGATATCGTTACTGTTGCTGACGATACTGCATTGTATGATAATCAGGGTGCGACACCGAACTTGTCTTCGCCTGGCGCTGACCGTTATCGTATTACACTGACCCTTACAACTCAAGACCAAGTTGCGGCTGACGAGAACTTTGTCTACTACTGTGATG